AGACAAGTATCCACAGATAAGAATGACCTTAAAAAAGGTGGTGTATGGACTTCAGACGGTTATCATCATTTTGTATTTGATAGATTTTATCATCAATTTTTAATGAGACGTAGATGGGATGTTGGTTATCAAAGAACAGGACAAATGTTAAAAGAAAAATGTGGTTGTGAAGATAAAAGATTAGGTAAAGAAAAAGTATCGGTCTTTATAGTAACAGAATTTGATAAGAAAAAAGATACTTATAATCAAAAAGTATTAAAAGAAGAGGCACCATACTAATGAAAACAATTGTATTAGGACCACCAGGAACTGGAAAAACTTGGACTCTTTTAAACAAAGTAGATGATTATTTAAAAGAAACTGATCCAGATAAGATAGGCTATTTTGCTTTCACACAAAAAGCTGCACACGAAGCTAGAGATAGAGCAATTAAAAAATTTAATCTAACAGAAGATGATCTTCCATATTTCAGAACATTACACTCACTCGCATTTAGAAAACTAGGTATTAAAAAAGAAAGTGTCATGCAGAAAAATCATTATGTTGATCTTGGAAAAAAGTTAGGCTTTCCAGTAAACTACGCAAAATATGAAGATGAACATGGAGGAATTTTTACATCGGATAGTGAATATTTAAGAATTATTAATCTAGCTAAACTTAGAAATATTACACCAGAACAACAATATGATTTACATGAACATAATCAAGACTTAGAAAGAGACAAGGTTCGAATTATTTCAAATGAAATAGAAAGATACAAAAAAGAATATAACCTTATAGACTTTAACGACATGATTTTAAATTTTATAAAATCAGATAAATCTCCAAATTTTGATGTTGTGTTTATTGATGAAGCACAAGATTTATCTTTAATGCAATGGGATATGGCAAGATCTATCTGGAACAAAACTGAAGATTCTTTTATTGCAGGTGATGATGATCAAGCAATATTTAGATGGGCAGGTGCAGATGTAGATTCATTTATTGCACAGGAAGGTCAAATGTTGCCACTAACTCAATCATTTAGAATACCTGCAAAAGTTCATAATCTAGCTATGGGTATTATAAATAAAATTAAAAAAAGAATTGATAAAAATTGGGCTCCAAAAATACATGAAGGATCTTTAAGTCGTTATGATGAATTTGAACAAATAGATATGACATCTGGAGAATGGTTAATTTTAACTAGAACTAGATATATGTTAAATGAATTAGAAGATACTTTGTATCGTAACGGTTTATACTACAAAAATAGATTTAAAAAAACTAAAGAACAAAATTTACACATGGCCGCTGTTGACTGGGAGCATTTAAAACAGGGTCAACTATTAAGTTATGATCAACTTGTAAAAATATCTTCTTACATGACAATTGAAAAATTTGATAAACAAAAAATGAAAGGAATGGCAAAAGGATCTTTTTATGGAATGGATCAGCTTACAAAAGATTATGGTTTAAATACTAAAGATCCATGGTTTGAAGCATTTAATAATGCTCCTGGAAGAGACATAAGTTATTTAAGAAAAATGAGAAAGAATGGTGAAAAACTTAATGAATCACCAAGAATTCAATTATCAACTATACACGGAGCTAAAGGTGGCGAATCAGAAAATGTTGTACTACTTACTGACTTAAGTGAAAATACAATGAAAGCTTATGAAAGAAATGCAGATGATGAAAATAGATTATTCTATGTTGGTGCAACAAGGACCAAGGAACATCTTCATATTATCTCACCAAAACAGGAATACAAAGGATATAAAATATGAGTGGTGTATACGAAAAACAAGTTGGTGGTGATCATTATCAATCTATGGTTATACAGCCATCAGAATTTATAAATAAAAATAATTTACCATTCGCTGAAGGCAACGCGATAAAATATTTATGTAGACATAAACAAAAAGGACAAAAACAAGATTTGGAGAAAGCAAAACATTATATTAATATGGCAATAGAAAGAGATTATGGAGATGAGACAGAAATGAGTCAAGTTTTTGAATCTAAAATAAAAAAATGATACAAGTACCATTATTTAAACCACAGACAGAATGGCTGCCGCCAGAAGAATTTCCTGACCTATCAAAGTATGATGAAATAGCAATTGACCTGGAAACTAAAGATCCTAATTTAAATATTAGAATGGGATCTGGTTCAGTAGTTGGTGCAGGAGAAGTTGTTGGAGTAGCTGTCGCTGTTACAGATTGGTCTGGTTATTATCCGATTGCTCACGAAGGTGGTGGTAATATGGATCGTAAAAAAGTCTTGAAATGGTTTCAAGATGTATTAAATACACCAGCCACAAAGATATTCCATAACGCCATGTATGACGTTTGTTGGATACGCGCGTTAAGTTTAAGTATTAACGGTAAAATAGTCGACACAATGATAGCATCGGCTTTGGTTGATGAGAATCAAATGCGCTATGACTTAAACAACTGTTCTAAAAGATACACTGGAAAAGGAAAAAATGAAACAGAATTATATGAAGCTGCTAAGAGTTGGGGGGTTGACGCCAAGGCAGAAATGTATAAACTACCTGCCATTTATGTCGGCGCATATGCAGAAAAGGATGCCGAGATAACTTTAGAATTATGGCAGGAACTTAAGAAAGAAATATTACACCAAGATTTAACTTCTATTTTTGATTTAGAGACTGAACTTTTTCCTTGCCTAGTCGATATGCGTTTTTTAGGAGTTCGAACAGATGCAGAATCAGCTCACAAATTAAAAGCAGAATTAGTTGAAGAAGAAAAAGAATACTTACAATTAGTAAAAAAAGAAACATCAGTAGACGTTCAAATATGGGCTGCACGTTCAATTGCGCAAGTTTTTGAAAAGCTTCACCTACCATTCGACCGCACTGAAAAAACAAATTCTCCATCATTTACAAAAAACTTTCTTCAGAATCACCCCCACCCACTAGTGAAACAAATAGCCCGAGCCAGAGAAATTAATAAGGCCCATACCACATTCATTGATACCATAATAAAACATTCTCACAAGGGGAGAATACACGCAGAAATTAACCAATTACGAGGAGATAACGGTGGAACGGTAACAGGAAGATTTTCGTATTCAAACCCAAATTTACAGCAAATACCAGCACGTGACAAGAATCTTGGACCACGGATCAGGTCATTATTTATACCCGAGGAAGGCCATACATGGGGTTGTTTTGACTATTCTCAGCAAGAGCCTAGGTTGGTGGTACATTATGCAACTTTACAGAATCTCTACGGAGTGGATGAAGTATTGGAATTATATAAAGGGGGTAATGCAGATTTTCATACTATCGTCGCTGATATGGCAGAGATACCTAGATATCAGGCCAAGACCATAAATCTTGGCCTGTTCTATGGTATGGGAAAAAATAAACTTCAAGCTGAACTTGGAGTGAGTAAGGAAAAAGCGGAAGAACTATTTAGACAATATCATAATAAGGTTCCATTCGTAAAACAATTAATGGACAATGTTATGCAACGTGCCCAGGATCGTGGTCGAATTAGAACTCTTCTTGGTCGCCTTTGTCGCTTCCATTTATGGGAGCCAAACCAGTTTGGAATTCACAAAGCATTACCACATGATACAGCGCTCACGGAACACGGACCAGGGATCAAGAGAGCATATACTTACAAAGCTTTAAATAAACTAATCCAAGGAAGTGCGGCAGATATGACCAAAAAAGCAATGTTAGAGCTATATAAAGAAGGCATTATTCCACATATACAGGTGCATGATGAACTAGATATATCTGTAAAATCAAAAAAACACGCGGAAAAAATAATAAATATTATGGAAGACGCTGTTTCTCTTGAAATTCCGAATAAAGTAGACTATGAATCTGGCGCCAATTGGGGTATAATAAAATAAAATAGGAGTATATTATGGAAA